CAAAACCACCACCACCGCCACCTGCTACAATCAGGTAATCAAGGTTGTTTAGACCAGCAGCGCCTGCATTGGTTAGAGTAAAAGTGCTAGAACTGGTGAAAGTGTGTACCCTGTATGTCGCCCCACCAGAGGTATAAGTGGTGATGGTTCCACCAGTAGCGTCTACATAAGGTGAGGGGCTTCCCCCAAACAACACAGAATGAACACCAGCCATTAGGTCACTCCTTGTCCTGTGATAACGAAGGTATTGGTAGCTACGCACAACAAAGTGGCGACACCTCGGATACCCAAAGTACGGTTAGCATCAGCAGCACCAATCCAATACATCGTGACACCTGCTCCCTTGATGATACTACGTGAAGTAGAACCGTTATTGTTGTAGATAACCACAACATCACCGGGAGCAAAGACTGAAGGAGGAACAGTAATATCACCACCACTGATGGAGATATGGTTTCCGGTGTCTGATTTAGCCAAGGTGTAGTTAGCTACCTTTACGTTAGGAGGGACAGTAGCCACTGCTAGGTCAACCACATCGCCTGATGCGTTCTTGGTGAATATCTTCTTGTCTACTAGGTTTACAGCCAGTTCCCCTTGCTCCAGTTGACCGCTGGTAGGAACAGCACCTGATGTCGTACTTCTTTTAAGTTGAATGGTATTAGGCATTAGGTTTCCTTTAATTCAATGTCTTAGATAACAAAGATTTGGCTCGTTCAATGTCAGCTTCGTATGACTTTTTGCAATGGTCTTTCTCAAAGACATAAAACAAAGCATCAATTACTTTCTGAGTCTTTGTCCAGCCTTGACGATAAGACCTACCCGAGATTGATTCATTAGGGTCAGTCTCGTTCAATCGGGGCAAGAAAGCCACATTACACAGTTGGCTAAAAGCATCACCAATAGAGATAAGGCGTTTAAGCATTAGACCACTCCAGCACAGGCAGTTCAGTCTCGATATCTTCGTAACCCTCTGGCATATCTCGCTTACCTTCTTTTACCTCGTCATAAATCTCATACAGCTTGGCCCACGTTGCATCCCGTGCTTCAACACAATATTGCCCCTCAATAGAAAACTTAGGGTTAGTACTTGTTGCGTAGGTACAGGCGCTTAATATGCTGTCATAGTTGCGAGTTCGGGCAAAGGCATCAAGCCTTCTTTGGGTGTCTCTTACGATTTGGTCTTTAATTTGTTCTGGGGTTGGAGGCTCCGGTGTTGGGGGTTCTGGCTCAGGTTTTGGGATATCCTCATAAACCCAAGAACCATTCCACTTAGCTTTCTTGCCCTCAGGAATTGAAGGGGCTGTGGTGTCGACCGCGCCAGCGGGTAGCAAGTAAACGCCGGGCTCAAGCGGGGATTCATCAGCAAAGGTGAAGCCAACAAAATAGCTTTCGGCGTCCAGTTGGCAAACTTGTTTTTGTGTCATGTGTCACCTCAGAATTTGATACAGGCCAACAGAGCCACGTTGCGGGGGCGAGTTTCGGTGCCACCTGTTGTTTGCACAGCTTTTGTCGTAGGGGAATAACCAGCAAAAGCATCCGCAAAAGTTCGGCTATCACCTGCTGACGACCCGGCAACACTGTTGTAATAAAACGGGCTTGCTGCGCCGTTGGTCTGCACCCTAATATTGTGATCATGGCTTTCAAAATCATCACTCTGCGCCGAACCAAACGCCCGCCCAGAATCCACGCCACGTCCGTCGTCCCAGCCGCGAATGAACTCACCTCGCAGGTCTGGCAAAGCAAACGTGGTTGAGCCGTCCCCTACACCAAAGGTCGTGCCGATTGATGCGAACAATGCGGCGTAGGTCGTTCGTGACACCACTGCGCCGTTGGCCTTGAGGTAGCCGCTTGGGGCGGTGTTCATAGCAACGTGGATAACCGTGCCTGATGGGACACCTTCAATCGTCAAGTTACCTGACCCAAGCAAGGAACCACCGTTAACCGTCTTAATGTTCGTACCAGACACTAAAGTTGCTTGTTTAGCATCCAACAGTGAGTCCGCTTCCGTCTTGGTGTAAGTCGTTGCTTGGTCAGCCTTATCATCCAATAATGAATCAGCCTCTGTCTTGGTATAGACATTACTAGCAACAGCATAACCAGCATCGACATGGTTACCCCACCCAAAGGCTGTGTCTGCATTCTCCCCTTGAGCAGCAGTAGCGAAGTTATCTGGGTCAAAGGTAGCAGCAGCTTCTGCACTTGCAGCAGCCTCAGCAGCACTCTCAGAAGCCTCATCAGCAGCAGTACCAGCGATAAGGGAGTCTGCAAGAGCAGACGCACTAGCATCCTCTGCAATAACCTTAGCGGCCTCTGACGCTGCTTGAGCAGCCTGAGCAGCTATCTTAGCAGCCTCGGCATCAAAGGTGTATTGAGCTACTAGGTTAACTATTGTATTCGTTGTGCTCTCGCCTGAGCCCCCTACCCCTCTGTATATAGCCATCGTTATTTTCCTTTAGCTGGACGACCAACCTTCTTGGTCACTGTTTTCTCTTGAGCCTCAGGCTCTTCTTGAGGCAGAACTTCTTGTTCTGAAACCTCTTGGTATTCTTGATGCTTACGCATACCTTCAATGTCGTGTTCAGCGGTAAACGTGAAGACGTTACCTGTGTGGATACACTTAAACTTAGCCATCTTTTCTCCTAAAAAGACCCTCCCCCGAAGGGGAGAGCCATTAGTTACTTACGCTTAGGCTGGAACCATGAGAGCGACTGCGCTATAGTCACGCAACTCTTCTGCACCGAACAAGGTGTCAGCGGTAAACAAGTCAGCAAGGTATTCTTGTTTGTACTGTTTTTGCGAGCGCACACCAACCTGCTCGATAAACACAGCAAAGTCGCGGTGACCCATCAAAGCAACACGGTCACCATCGGTGGCTGCATCAGCGTTGGTGGTCACGTAGACTGGGATGCCATAGACATCACCAATCTTACCGTTACGGATGGTGTTACCAGAACCCACTTCACCAGTGAAGGACTGCTCGGTAAAGCGAGCCAAGCCCATCAAGGTGTTACGGGTGCTAGGTGGAACAATCAGGAAACGACCATCCATAGGCACATCTTGGTCGTCCAGACGCTGAATGGTGCGGCGAATAGCTGCATCAGTCAAAGCACCAGCAGTGCCCGTGTAGGCGGTAGTACCGTCTGCACCGGAGTAAGCACCAGTGTAGTTAGCAGTACCGTCACCGCCGTTAACCTTACGACCAAGTTGCAGGATGAAGCTATCGACCTTACGGGCAAGAGCGTAACCAGCATCTTCGGTGTAGAAACGACGCATAGACGACAACGCTTGGATTTCAACGATGTCTTCGATAACACGTGAGTATTCCCAGTGTTGGTTGATGTTCACAACCACTTCACCAGAGGTGTCGGTGTTGAGAGTAACTTGGGTGTTTGCAGCCTTTTGAGCAGCAGCACCACGACCGGGTTTCGGAATGTGTACACTGTCTCCCTTCTTACCTTTGAAGTTCATCTGTTTGACCAGATTCTTGGCAATAAGGTTAGACTTGTAGGTCGCGACCACCTCGTCACTCCAAATTTCTGGAATGAAGGTTGCGTTGGTGGTGATAGTTTGGTGACCTGAACCGAGAGCCATAATGTTTTTCCTTTAGAAAATGTTTTGAGGATTAGCGATTACTTAACCCGACCAGCAGCATAAGCCGCCATGATCTCAGACTGAAGAGCCTGATAACGGTCTGGATTGTTCATCATCAGATTAATGATGTCAGCCCTACGATAGATTTTACCCTTGGAGGGTTCAGAACTACCTTTGGTAACACCTGTAGATGCTGATTTAACAGCTTGCTTGCGTTCAACCTGTTCAATTGACTTCGCATTGGTGATGATCTGCTTACGCTCCTTAAAGGTGGTGAGCAATTCATCAGCAGCATCGAAATCAAATCCTTGGTCTGCACGCAATAACAATTCTTGCCGTACCTTACTCTTTTGAATCCATTCCATGAACTCAGGGCTTCCAGCAATCTCTTGCATATCAGGATGCTCTGCTTGAACACGGGCTAAGGCTTCCTGTTTCTTCAAGGAGGCAGTGATTTGTTCTGCTTCCCGAATCTTAGGATGAGAGGTAATAGCACGATTGATAGCCTTCTCAGGGTCTGCAAAGAAGTCAATTTCTTCGGAGGACTCTTGGGCTTGTTGTTTTGATGTTTGACTTTGGATGAAGTTGTCTACAATGCGGCGCAGTTCACCAACCTCGCTTCCCTGACGACCTAAGGCTCGTTCAGCCTCTTGGTGCATACGGGCAATCTCTGAGGGAGACTTACCACGGTATTTGTCTGGGAGTTGCTCTTCTTCTGGCTCAGTCTCCTGAGCAGGTTCAGAGGCTACTACTTGGTCTAGTTCTACGGTTTCGCCTTGTTGGTTCAACTCATCATTAGTTTCATCGTCGATAATTTGTGACATGATTACTCCGTGCTAAAAAGCATTTTGGAAAAGAAAAACGGGTGGCTCATTCAAGCTCCGTTACGTCTGTTGTCTGACGCTATTTTGTCGGCTCGTTTCCGTTCCCAAGAGTGGTAAGCCCCCGGAAATGCGCCTGAGTATGGCTCCAGTCGAACTGAAGGCATACCCATTAGACGGATAGCGTTTTCACCACATTCAGGGCAAGTGATTTGTCTGGTATCAGAGTCCACTAACCTCTCAGTGATGTGATTGTGTTTACATTGGAATTCAACCATTAGTCTCATGGAGCAACTCCTCGTAAACAGCCTCACAAGTTGCCTTGCGAGTAAGTAGCAAATCTAGAATGTCTATCTGGCCTTGACGGAACCTGAGGTCATTTGTATCAGCTACCTTCCTGACATCTTCTAGATTGCTAACTATCTTTTGTAAGTCTTCCATCAGAAACTTCCAGCCGTCCGTAGACATCATGCTGAAAGATTCCTCATAGTATTTTTGTAGTTCCTTGTCCATTGAGGGAGAACTCCTTTATGTTTAAGCCGACAACGCTGCTGCCAGTTTATTGTTTTTAATCAGGTTCTCAGTCGCAGGAATTACTTGTAAATTCCATGCAACATGCAAACCACATACGTTTTTAGCGCGGAGAGGAACAATGTGGTCAACATGGTATTTAATGTTGGTTTGTTTCTCTCTTTCAGCCGCTTGCTTATAGATAAGACGTATATTTTGTTTGTCGTTATCTGTTAACCAAGCAGGTGATGCTTTTCTTACCGCTTCTCTTCGGTTAGCCGTTCTTTCCCGCACCTTGCCGGGGTTGTTTTCTCGCCACTTCCTATCACGGTCAG